CACCTATCCAATCCCTATGGTTCCAGGGAAATACCCTGATGTTACCGCCAATACCCCTAGTGAAAAGAAAGAATGGGAAGCAAAGGGATATGTAGCAAACGGCGTTTTTGATGAACGCGCATTTGAAAAGGCTACGGTTGCGGCAGGTAAACCTGGAGATGAATGGCCACGCTGGGAGGAAATTGATGGTCAGATGGTCTTGGTTCAAGACCCCGAAAATCCACCATTGGGTGATGAATATCCGAAATATATTCATTTCGATGATGGAGTATCAATCATCGCTAATGATCCGGCGCACGAAAAACGCATTTTGGCAAGTCATATATCTGCACCGCATCCTGTGAAGCAGCCGGATAAGCCGTATGTTGCTCTGACTGAGCCAAACGCGGAGTTTGAGGAATTCCTTGCTTGGAAGGCGTGGAAGACTCAACAGCAGCAACCCGCGTCTGTACCAGAACGAGAATCAGAACGAGAGCCAGATCGTAGCGATGAGGAGCGTGAGGCCGAAGAACGCGAAACTCTGTTGGCGCTAGCGGCAGAAGCCAACATCAAGGTAGACAAGCGCTGGGGCATCTCTCGTCTCCGTGAGGTTGTTATGGGCGAGACACAGGCTGCCGAATGATAAACGAAAATAAATATAGACCAAATCGTGATGAGGTATCCCAATTTTTGGATTATGAAAGTACAAAGAGGACAGTGGCCCGCTGGTTCCGTGGCTGGTTCTATAGACAGTCATGGTCAGCGACAGATCATGTTTTTTGGCGAACGTTATATGGCATCGAATCTTGCGTGGCTCATGGTAAATAACGAGTGGCCGATTGGCCAAATAGATCATGTTAATGTCATTAATAATGATGACAGAATTATAAACCTTAGGCTGTCTACCCAGAGCCAAAATAAGGCAAATAGCAAAGTATATAAGTCTAACGTTCTTGGAGTGAAAGGTGTTTCCCCTAGGCAGAATGGAAAATTTATTGCACAAATACAGAGCGACAAGAAGAAAATATTTCTAGGATATCATAACACCATAGAAGAAGCGGCGGCTGCATACAAAGAAGCCGCTCTAAAGCTTTATGGCGAATTTTCGAGGACAGAGTGACAACCGCCCTTGACCTCATAACTGATGCTCTCCAGGGGATAGGGGTTTATGCGCCGGGAGAGGCTATATCGTCGGCAGATTCATCGCTAGCATTACAACGATTAAATACCATGCTCGACAGTTGGTCAAATGAAAGCCTTATGACCTACTGTATTCTGGAGCAGAGTGGTACGCTAATACCTAGACAATATCAATATACAATAGGAACGACGGGATCACCAAGCTTTAACATGACTAGGCCATTGCGTATTTTGAACAGCCCAGGAACCTGTTATGTGCTGGATGATACTGGAAACAGGTATAATCTGGAGGTAGTGCCGCGTGACCGTTGGAATCTTATTGGCAACATTGCGCAGGTCACGGCAAATTTTCCGAATACGTTGTTCTATGATCCACAATATCCTCTGGGTGTGATCAATTTGTATCCCATTCCAAATGTGGGATGGACGCTGTTTTGGGACAGCTATCTTCAGCTTACGGACTTCAGCAATCTAACGGCTGTAATGAGTCTTCCTCCTGGTTATCAGGCGGCAATCCAGGATAATCTAGCTGTTGAATTGTGGCGGTTTTTCAAGCCGGATAATGTGCCTATTCCTCAGTTGACGCTTGCCGTCGCCGCAAGAAGCAAGGGAAATGTAAAACGCACTAATATTCGGGAGGTTATTTCTGATTACGACAGCGAGCTAGTCAGCCGTGCTAGCGGTCAGTATAATATTTATAGCGACTCGAATAGGGGTAGCGTTCAGTAAGTAAATGCCCAAAACTCCATTCTTCGGTCCATTTGATATCACGAGATCAAGTAATCTCGCAGATAATCAATTGATAAATTTGCGGCCAGAGGTCGTTGAGACTAAGGACGGCAAGAACGTCGGCGCGTTAATGGGGACTCCGGGTCTAGATTTACTTGCCACAGTAGGAAATGGACCAATAAACGGTCTTCGTTCTTTGGCCGGAACGATTCTCTATGTAGTGAGTGGGTTGCAGGTTTATACGCTGACGACGGCATGGGTCAGCGTTTTAGTTGGCACGATCACTGGAAATGGTGGTCGCGTGAGCATGATAGACAACGGCAGCCAACTTGCGATTTTTACCAATACCGCTGCATTTGTTGCTCCGGTTGGATATCCGTTGACCGGGGGAAGCATAGGAAGTAGCGGTTATCCTCTTACTGGTGGGATAATCTTATCTGGCGGAGTAGATTATGCTGTTGGCGATTTTATATATCTATCTAATAACAATGGCGCGGCGGTTGCTAATGCTATATTGCAAGTAACTAGCCAGTCATCAGGGGTGGTTACTGGATTTTCCGTTTTTTATTCAGGAATTTACTCTGATCAACCAACCTCTTTTGCACAAGGAACGACAAGCGGGATCGGAACAGGATTTACGCTAACAACACCGACCTATGGCGCGCTGATCTCGGGCGGGATCAACTATAATGTAAATGATATTATTGTTTTAGAACCGTCCAACGGTATAGCGGTCGGTGCAGCAATTATTCAAGTTACGGCAGTTAACGGGGGAGCCGTAACTGGGTTTTCTATCTATCAGGCTGGCTCGTTTCCTTCTCAGCCGACGCAATTTGTTCAAAAGAACACTACGGGGTCAGGATCGGGATTTGTTCTCACGTCTCCCACATATGGTTCATCTTTAACTCTCGCTCCAATCACGCTGCCATTCGTGCCAAGCGGCTCCCAAACTATGTCCGCCACATTTCAAGACGGATACGGTCTTGTCAATCAGCCGGGGACACAAACCATATGGCAATCTCTGATAGAGGACATATCGGTTTGGCCTGCTCTGAATTTTGCTACGGCGGATGCGCAGTCGGATAATATTATGACTTTGGCCGAAATTCATCGGCTGATTTATGTAGTAAAGCAGAAGACTACTGAAGTCTGGAATGATGCGGGGACTTCGCCATTTGCGTTTCAAGCATACGGGACAATATTGATAGAGAATGGCACTGTCGCTGAAGCCTCTGTTGCTCGATTAAATGAGAGCTTGATCTGGCTTAGCGAAACCTCGCAAGGCGATGGCATCGTTCGTGAGGTAGAAGGGTATTCGGCAAAGCGGATTTCTACGCATGCCGTAGAGACTTTACTGGCTACAGCGACCACGCTCAGTACGGCGTATGCTTACACGTACCAACAAGAAGGACATGAGTTTTACGTTCTCACGGTTCCATCCGCTAAATTGACGCTAGTGTATGACAAGACAGCCACGACGCTTGCGGGAGTACCGATTTGGTATCAGTGGCTATCGTTCAGTAATGGAGCGTTCAGTCAACATTGGACGAACGTGTTTTCGTTCTTCAATCAAACCTCTGTTGCGGGAGACTATAGGAACGGAAACATCTATAGGATTGACCTTAACACTCTAACGGACAATGGCACTCAACGAAAATGGGTGCGAAGTTGGCGCGCGTTGCAACAGCCAGTAATGCAGCCAATGCGGTTCTCTTCTCTTCAAATAGATATGCAAACGGGTGTTGGTGTTCCGGCGGGAACGAATCCACAGGTGATGCTGGAATGGTCTGACGATGGCGGGCATACGTGGTCTACTCAAATATTCCAGGCTGCTGGGGTGCCTGGGGCGACGGCAAAGCGAGTCAAGTTCAATAGGCTTGGCAGTACAAAGCGGAATTCTGGCCTGGACCGGATTTTCAGACTGTCCAGTAGCGATGCGTTTCCGGTCGCATTGATCGGTGCGGAGCTTGATGTCTAATGATTCCGTATGCGGTGCCAACGGCACCGAACATCCCGCTCATTGATCCGACGACAGGACAAATCGCCCCTCCTTGGTATCAATTCTTCGTTAGCCTTTGGCAAACTACCGGCTCTGGTCAGGCCAAAATAACTCTTGGACAACTGATAAGTGCGTTTGAGAATCAACGGCTCGCTCTTATCACTCCCACTTGGTTGACCGTCACGGGTTCTCCGGTTGGCGGAAGCCAGGGGATTAATGGAACACTGCAAATAGCGGGCACGACGCTTCCCGCTAATCAAGTGCTAGCTTCACCCAACGGCTCTCAAGGCGCAGTCTCTCCCCGAGCGCTAGTTGGCGCTGATCTTCCCTTTCCAACGGCTGCATCGCTTGGCGGGGTCAAAAGTCTTGGTGCTACCGCACATGAATTTCTGACATCGATCACGACTGCTGGACAGCCTGTCGCGGCTCAGCCGGCCTTTACTGATATCTCAGGCAGCCTTGCGGGGTCGCAATCGCCGCAAGGTGTCGCGACTAACAGCAATGCCCATGCGGGATATCCAGGAGAGTTTCTATTTTCCAGCACTGATGGAACCAGCGCTACCGTAACTATTTCTCATGCTTCTCCTGCGGTTATCACCGACTCAGGTAACGTTTTCGTCGGCAGCGTGGTCAATTTCACTAACACTGGTGGGTCGTTGCCGACAGGAATTTCCGCCGGGACAAATTATTACGTAATTTCGTCTGGCTTTAATCAAGGAGTATCTTACCAAATATCGGCTTCTCCTGGTGGCTCTGCGATCAATACTACGAGTTCGGGAAGCGGAACACAGACGCGTGTAAATTCAGCGATTTTGTCTACGGGCAATTCATTTAATGTTGTGGCACTTAGTCTTACTGCGGGCGATTGGGATGTTTATAGCAGCCTGTATTTCGCGCCGGCAACGCTTACCGTGATTACAGCAGAGCAGGGTGGTGTTTCACAAACGAGTGCTACGCTTCCAACTGCTCCGACCGGCGGCTATACGACTATCGCTGGACTGACTCAGGCTGCCGGCACGGAGATATCATTGACCCTTGGATACTATCGGGCAAGCCTAGCGACGACAACCTTGCTCTATCTAGTTACTCAGGCATCATTCACCACGTCTACCTGTCAAGCTTATGGAATAATACAGGCGCGGAGATCGGCCAATGTCTACTGATTTTGTCATACGCCGAGCATTTCTAGGAATCGTTCTATCATGCGGCGATTACGGGAGAATTTTTATGGCAGACCCGACATACACTTTTTCATTCACTTTATTTCGGATGGCATAAATGCCCGATCCATCTTCCGATCTCATTCGCGCTCCAGAACAACCTTATGGTGTTGAAATATATACCAAGGACGGTATTTTTATCAAACAATATGTGATCCCTATGGCTAAAACAATAATACCCCAGCATAGTCACTACTGGGATCACATAACCATGCTTGTTGCTGGAGAAGTGGCGGTATGGAAAGGGGGAATATTTGACAAAATATATACCGCGCCGTGTGGTATAGAAATACAAGAGGGTATAGAGCATTTGTTTGAAACACGCAAAGATGAGACCATTCTGTACTGCATCCATAACCTCCACAGCGAGAAGGCCGTCAAAATTCTCGCAGAACACCAAATTGTGGAGTAGTGTACACTAATGATCGCAGCGCCGTGAGGCGTCGCATCCGTTGGAAGGAAAGCAATGCCGTTCGGTATAGCCGCGATACTTGGT